ACCACAAGATCATTGCCGAAAAACTAGAGCAGGTGGCCCGGGGCGAGATCAAGCGTTTGATCATCAACATGCCTCCGCGACATTCGAAGTCGGAATTCGCCTCTTATCTCATGCCAGCATGGTTCTTGGGTCGGAATCCGAAGTTGAAAATCATTCAGGCGACCCACAATACCGAACTGGCGGTCAGGTTTGGTCGAAAAGTACGTGATTTGATCGATTCTGAGACGTACAAGGAGATTTTCCCCAAGACGATCCTGAAGGAAGACTCCAAATCGGCTGGTCGGTGGTCCACGGACAAGGGTGGGGAGTACTTTGCGGCTGGTGTGGGCGCTGCCGTGACGGGTCGTGGTGCTGATTTGTTCATCATCGACGATCCGCACTCGGAACAAGACGCACTTTCAGAGACGGCCTTCGATAACGCCTACGAATGGTACACTTCAGGCCCCCGCCAGCGTCTGCAACCGGGCGCTTCCATCATCGTGGTCATGACACGGTGGGGTAAAAAGGACCTAACAGGGCGCTTGATCGCTGCCCAGAGCAACGACGTGCTTGCCGACCAGTGGGAAGTGGTCGAATTCCCGGCAATTTTGCCCTCTGGCAACGCTTTGTGGCCCGAATTCTGGAAAAAGGACGAACTTTTGCGGGTCAAGGCGGCTTTGCCCCTCGCAAAGTGGTCCGCGCAGTGGCAACAGCAGCCCACATCGTCGGAATCGGCCATCATCAAGCGGGAATGGTGGAAAAACTGGGACAAGGAGAAGGTTCCCAACCTCATTTACATCCTTCAGGCCTACGATACGGCATTTTCGAAGAAAGAGACCGCCGACTACTCTGCCATCACGACTTGGGGCGTCTTTACCCCTGTGGAAGGCGAGTCTGACGGCATAATTTTGCTTGATGCCAAGCGAGGGCGGTGGTCCTTCCCTGAATTGAAGGAAGTTGCGTGGGAAGAGCACGAATACTGGGAACCAGACATGGTTTTGATCGAGGCCAAGGCCTCTGGACAGCCACTGGCGGACGAATTCAGGGCCCGGGGCATACCTGCGCTGACGTTTAGCCCCGGTCGGCGGGGCAAGGGCGGATTTGACAAAAACACCCGTATGCACCTCGTTGCGCCGTTGTTCGAGGCAGGGCGCGTATGGGCTCCAATAGAGAAGACATTTGCTGAAGATGTGATAGAAGAGGTCAGTGCATTCCCATCTGGCGACCACGATGACTTTTGCTTGTCTGAGGGAACCCTTGTCCTGATGGCTGACGGGACGCAAAGGCCTATCGAGAGCATTAGAGCGGGAGATATTGTCCACACACCCCGGGGTCCAAAACCTGTACTAGCCGCCCAGTTTACAGGGATAAAAGCCCTTATTGAGCTAAAGGCAGGGGGCAAATGTCTTCGGGGCACTGCAAACCATAGGGTTTCAACCACCTCTGGCTGGAAGCGCCTTGACACAATAACCATATCTGATACAGTTAAGCTTGCACCACCGAAGGAGCTGCTTCTGTGCCGTTCGAGTCGAACTCAACAATCCAATCTGAACTTGTCGTCTTTGATGGGAAGCGCTATCGCCGCTATCCAAACTCTCGCCACAGGCATCTTCGGGAGTACTTTTCCCGTTCTGGGGGTTACAAGTTTCTTCACCAAGCCATTTGGGAACACCACAACGGGCCCATTCCCAAAGGACACCATATCCACCACGTGGATGGAAACAGCCAAAACAATGCCCCGGAAAATCTCTCTTGCATCCCTGCGGAACGGCACTGGGCTGAACATGGGGCAGACCGCCGGGAGCATGGCGTCTCTTCCGAAAACCTCGAGCATTTGGCACGTTGCCGGGAAAAAGCTGCCGATTGGCACAAGAGTGAGGATGGGCGGGCTTGGCACAAAGAAGTCTCTGGGGGTTTTCTCGACCTTGCCCGGGATAGGCTCCGGGATAAACGCGCTGCTCAACGGGCTAACCCCCAACCTGCGGTCTGCGAAGAATGCGGCACGTCGTTCCCTTCACCAACGGGTCGCGCAAAACTTTGTTCTGCGTCGTGCGCCTGTAGAAAAAGTCGCAGAAACAGGCGAAAAGGCTCGAGTGTATGATCTTAAAGTTGCCGACGCGCATTGCTTTTATGCCAGTGGCCTTTTGGTCCATAATTGTGATAGCATGACACTAGCCTTAGCACGTTTTCGGCAAGGGGGGTTTGTTACCCTTCATGGGGAAGACGACATGTCTGATACCGGATACCGCAAGAAACGGGAGTATTACTGATGGCAATCGTTGATCGAGCTTTCCAAGTGGATGATCCGCTTGCTCCCAGCGTAGACGTTTCTGTGGATGCCCCAGAGGATTTTGCGGGCGGGGCGGAGATTATCCCAGATGGGATGGGCGGCGTAACCGTTCAGGCGTTGCTTGGAAATGCCTTGGAAACCATCGATCAGATAACTCCGTTTTTGGAGCATGGCGCAAACCTTGCCGAATACCTCGACGACAGCATCCTGAAGGAACTGGCGTCAGAAGTGACCCAAAACTACGAGGATGACCTCCAATCCCGCCAAGAGTGGGAAGAGTCCTATGCCAAGGGCCTAGACCTGCTGGGCATCAAGTATGAAGAGCGCACAGAGCCCTTTGAAGGGGCCTCTGGCGTCACCCATCCGATGATCATGGAATCTGTCACCCAGTTCCAAGCACAGGCCTACAAGGAGCTTCTGCCATCCTCTGGGCCCGTTAAAACGCAGATCTTGGGCCTAAAGTCCCCTGAAGCAGAAGCACAGGCTGGGCGCGTCAAGGACTTCATGAACTACCGCATTACCGAGGTCATGTCGGAATACGACCCGGGCATGGACCAGATGCTGTTCTATCTGCCCTTGTCTGGTTCGACCTTCAAGAAGGTGTACTTCGACCCGGTACGTGGTCGTGAGGCATCAGACTTCATCCCTGCGCAGGATTTGGTGATCCCGTACTCGGCTGTCGATCTCGACACCGCGCCCCGCGTTACGCACGTTCTGAAGATGCAGGACAACGATGTCCGCAAGATGCAGCTTTCAGGGGCCTACCGCGACGTTGACCTAGGTTCACCCGAAAGCACAGGGACCCCAGATGCGGTCAAGGAAAAGGTCGACGATATCGACGGGCGCTCAAAAAGCTTCAGCGATGACACTCGGACACTGCTGGAATGCCACGCGGAACTGGACATCGAGGGCTTTGAGGACGTTGGGGAAGACGAGGAGCCGACAGGGCTGAAGCTGCCCTATATCGTCACGTTGGACAAGGATTCGAACACAATCCTGTCAATCCAACGAAATTTTGATCCAAACGACCCGCTCAAGCGTAAGCGCCAGTATTTCGTGCATTACAAGTTCATGCCCGGCCTTGGCTTCTACGGTTTCGGCCTGATCCACATGATTGGGGGCCTTGGTCGGTCGGCAACGTCCATCCTGCGCCAGTTGATCGACGCTGGTACGCTGTCTAACCTGCCCGCTGGCTTCAAGGCCAAGGGGGTCCGTGTCCGCGACAACGACTCGCCCCTGCAGCCGGGGGAATGGCGCGACATCGACGCACCGGGCATGGATCTGCGCAATGCGCTGGTTCCGCTGCCGTACAAGGAGCCGTCTGCCGCCTTGGCCCAGCTTATGGGTGCGCTGATCGACGATGGTCGCCGCTTCCTGTCACTGGCTGACTCCCAGATGGCGAACATGCAAGGTGAAGCCCCTGTAGGCACGACTGTGGCGCTCTTGGAGCGCGGCATGAAGGTCATGTCGGCCATCCACAAGCGTCTGCACTATGCCCAGAAGACCGAATTCCGGCTCTTGGCGCGGGTGATCAAGGAAAACCTGCCCGCCGTCTATCCCTATGCGATTGCTGGGGCCCCTGCCGAGATCATGCAGTCCGACTTTGATGACCGCGTGGACATCATCCCGGTTTCTGATCCAAACATCTTCTCGATGTCGCAGCGCGTGACGCTGGCCCAAAGCGAACTGCAGATGGCCCAAAGTGCCCCGGAGATCCACAATCTTCGCGAAGCTTACCGCCGCATGTATCAGGCGCTTGAAGTCCAGAATATCGAGGAAATCCTGCCGCCACCGCCTCAGCCGCAGCCTACGGACGCGGCACTCGAGGGCGGCGCTCTGTTGATGGGCCAAGGCGCACAGGC